TTGTCGACGTCTTTGGTAGTAACGTGCATGAGATTGTCTCCTGAAGAAAAATTGAAAAATCGGGCGGAGACGCCTCGTGGTTGCGAGAGCGTCCCCGCCGCTAGCTAGCTAAAAACAAAAAATCCATGAACGGGTTGAAACTCAGTACCCGCCCACAGGCAGCGCCAGATTGTCTGCAAACACGCCGTACCTAGGTTGATCCATGAACACGTTGAACACCGTGTCGAAGTACGAGATGTACCCCGCCAAGAGGCCCCCCGACTGTCCGTAGAGCTGGAACACGGTCTGTCCGCCCTCTTCGAACAGGTCGACTTCCTTGGTCACGCCTCGTCCCCAGTGCTTGAGCGCGATGATGTCGATTCTCTGAATCGTCGCGTGGATACTGGTTTTGATGGGCAGGCCGCCGAAAGTCTTGGCCGGACGGCGCTTGAGCATGTCCTGGGAAGATTCCCCGGAAACCTGCGCCTGGATGTTGGTGGTCACCGTGATGCCCACATTTTCCCAAGCCGCCTCTTGGTCGACGTTCATGAACGCCACCAAGGGCTCATCGAAGTCGACGCCCAGAACGCGGCGCAGTTTGTTTTCCATCAGCCGGCGCATGCCGGGGGTGATGGTCGCGCCGCCCGCCGCCACGTGCGGCGTCTTCAGCGCTTCCGGATAAGTTGAGCGCGCCAGGTTGTTCCACGAGCCAGAGGAAGAATCGACGTGGTTGTAGAGCAAGCCTTCAAGCGAGACCGGATTAGCTCCGCCCGCGCCTTGCGAGATGTTGATTACCAGCGCATCGCCCGTAACCGTGCCTGCCGGCAGAGCGTTCAGGGTGATGGTCTTGAGCAGTGGATCGACCTGGGTGACGGTCGCCAGTCCCCTTGCCGCCGAAGCGAGGCCGGTGGGGTAAACCTGGACATCCTGGTTGAAGAAGAAGATATTCGGGTTGCTGACGGTCAGCGTGGTGCCGGAAATTGCCGAAATGGTATCCAGCTGCCCGGTGCCGTTGGTGTTGTAGACGCAATCGAGCGCCCGCTTGAACATCTTCATGGCTTCGGCGACTTCGCGCACGGCCACGTCTTCTACCGCCTTGTCGTTTCCTTTGGTCGCGTACTCGGCGAGCTTTGAGACTTCGAAGGCGAAGCGGAACTGGAGGGTAGACAGAGTCCCAACGTCCCAGGTCGAGCCTGAGCCGCGTCCCATGTCATCGAAGTCCGCCGTGCCTTGCGAGAACTTTCCCCCTGGCCGGATCAGCTGGGGTAAGCGAATGTTGCGGGTGGAGGCGTCGATCACGTCGCCCCTTTTGTCGATCATGTCCAGCAAAACGTGTTCCTGCTCATACGCAGTCGGCACGTTCTTGCGGACCTTTTCCAGTTGCAGCGCAACTGATTGCAGATTTGTGGGTGGGGCCATAAGGCCACTCTCCTCGTCTTAGAATTTGGTTTTCAGAATTGCTACCGCAACGAGGACTCGGGGGAATGGACCCGGAGGAACGGCATTCGCTTCGCTCGTTCTACTGACAGTTACTCTTCGTGCTTGCCCAGCATGATTTCCGCGGTCGAAAAGCGTGACCCGTCGGGCTTGTACCACTGGCCGCCCTGCCGGTAAGGCTTGGAAGGGCGTGTGTCGCGCGTATCGCCGGCTTTGGCGGGAACTCTGGCCGCGGGCGCGCCGGCGCGGCGCCTGACAGCTTCCCGGTTGCTCTCTACCATGGCGGGAGTTTCCACCCGCAGTACTTCTCTAACCATCTTGTTGAGCAGCCAGGGCTGCGCCCAGGCCGCTTTCTGCAAGGTCATAGTCTCTTGTAAATTGCGTCCTTCGTAAGCTGGGCGCAGTTTGCGCATGAAGGAAGGCGACTTCGCCAAAAGCTTTTCCATGCGACCACGGATCTCGTCGGCAATCTTCTGCCGCTTCTCCGGGGAGATAGACTTCACCTCCGCCAGCTTCTTCATGGCGGGGTGGTTCTGGATGACGTCGAGCTGCAGCTTGCGCGACTGCGCGGTAAAGGTGTTATGAAACCTTTGGCCGTCTTCCTTGGCCCGGTCCTGTTTTTCCCGCTCGAACCTCTGCCGGTCTTTCGAGAGGCGCTGCTCATCTTCCGTAGGTTGGGGCTTTTGTTTCTGGAAGCCCTCGACCCAGGCGGAGAGTTTCTTCAAGGCTCCCGCCAGCTGCTCCTGCTTGGCTTCGCGGGCCGATTCGATCATCTCGCCCAAATAATCCGCGATGCCGCCCTTGGCTAATGTCGCGCCGACTACCGAGCGCATGACGTCGTGGTAGCTGTCCGGGTCGAGCCGCGCCCATTCTTTCGGAAGTGTGCGGAACAGGGCGACCGCCGCCTCGCGGTTGTCCTGAAACATATTGTTCAAGATGGTCGCGTGGCCGGGGTAATTGCCTTCCTGATCGCGCGAGTAGAAGTCTTTATCCAAGGCTTCTACTTCTTTGTTGTCCTCGATCAGCTGCGAGACGTCGGAGAGTCCGTTGGGGAAATGCTCCCGCATCTGGCGGGCCTCGGCGATGGTGGGAAAGACTTCCTTGAATGCGGCTTCCCTGCGGAACGTAGCTTCAAACTGCTCCTGAATCTTGGGATATTTCTGGAAGACTTGGGCCAGCTCGGGAGCCTGTTTGGCTAAGCCTTTGAGGCGGGCCGAGACTGCGCCTTTAAACTCGGTGGCTTCCGGCTCTTCCCTGTCCTGAGTGGTTTCGGTGCGCTGTTCGCTGCGAGTAGTTGCGTCCGCGTCGGCGTCATGCCCGTCGGAAACATCTCGACCCCCATCGCCCGCAGCATCAGTTGTTCCATCTGACGAAAGACTGTCGGCCCCAACGTCAGCACCTGCTTCACTTGTGCCTCCTAAATCGCCCACGGTTGACCCGGCGGCAAACAGCAGCATTCCGCCCGAGATGAGATACAGCCAAAACTTATTGAATAGGTGAAGCATTTAGATTCCCTCCGGGGCCTGCCGGCGGAGTGTGTCCGGGGGCGGGCTGTGGATGTGTTGGTGATTTCTTCATGTGCTCCATCATGGCTTGCATGATGAAGTCTTGCGGCGAAACCTGGATGCCGAGCTTTTGCTCCAGCCACTGCGCTTGCGCCTCGGGCGGCAGGTCTTTATAGTTGATCGACTCGGCGGGCGGCTTCTCGATGGGCTTGGGCGCGGGCATGGCGGCCTGGTGTTTCATCATGTGCTGCTTGACCGCCATCCAGCCGGGAGGATTTTCCCGCTTCATCTTTTGCCCTGGCTCGGAGTTCAGCCAGTTCTTGCAGGTCTGGGCTTCTATCGCGTGGTCGTCCGACTCGGGATCAACTTCAACCATGGGGGCAATGCCGGACAAAAGTTCGTCGCCCTGGGGAATCTGGGTAAGCTCGGCAATCTCTTTCAATTGCTTCCTGCGCGAAGCCATGCCGGGGATTTTCAAGTCCGGTATGCCGGTCAGCTTGCCAAACAGCTCCGAGTTGTCCGGGTCTTGCGACAGCGCCTGCCCGTAAGGCGTTTCCATGATCTGCATCATGGTCGAGCGCTGCTGGTTCCAGAGTTCGGGGAAATTCTCATCACCTTCCGGATACGCTTCCGCATCGCCTTCGAGAGCCGATACGTCGACTGATTCCGACTCGAAGTCTCCCGAAGGCCCGAAGATGGGAATCTTGACCACGCCTTCGGCGTGGGCTTCAAAGTCTCTACATGCGAGAGTAAGTATGTCGGCGTGGGCCTGCTTCAAATTCACGTAGAAGACGCCCATGCGCCCCATCGCCTGATCCCGCTGCATCGACTGCTGGCCGAGCGTTTCTGGCTGCTCCGCTCCGCCCGCGCCGCTCAATGCCGGGAAGGCTCCGGAGATGTACTGCGTGATCGGCCCCATCAAATCCATCATGTGCTTCTGCATGTCGGGCGAAACCGAGTCGGCCCGCACTTGCATGATCTTTTGCCGGATGTCTGATCCTGGCTGCAAGAGCACTTCTACTTCAAGGCCCGGCGCCGCCCGCTGGTCTTCGTCGGCTTCCGAAGCAAAGGTGTCCGCATCGCGGTAGGTGATGGGAATGCCGTATTCGTAAGTCTCAGTCGAGATGTTGCACAGGGTGTTGAAGCGGTCCTGAATCGACAGCATGGCCGAGCCGATGGCGGGGCGGTGCTGGCCGCGTCCCGGCATGGCGTGCGCGGTGACGATGGCGTCATCCATCGACTGCGCCTCTGACATCAGGTAAGTTGTGCCGCCAAACTCGGCGCGGCAGCCGCGGGGGAAAATCTCCAACAGTTCTTTGCGGTTGGTTTCATCTTTCGCCATCCAGAAAGCCGATGGCCGGAACCACACCGAGGCCCAAGTAACTAAGTTGGCCTGCTTGGCTCCGGTCTGGGTTAAAAGTTTCGTGTTCTCGGCGACCGACAAGCGGGCATTGCGCTCAAATACGTCGTCGGCGCCGAAGGTCAATCCCGGCTTGATCTGGTCGGATTTGTCGGGGTAAGCCGCGCGCAAGGTCGAGTAGTGAATCTCTTCTTCGATCGAGAAGTAGTGGTAGCCGGACTGATGGCTGGCGTGCTGCGGGCGCTTGCAGTTCAAGGCGCCATAAATCTTGATGACCTGCCGTCCCCGCGGAACTTGCTCTTCCCCGCCGTCTTGGGGAACCGGGATAGCTTCTTCCTGCGAGATATTCTCATCCGTCAAAGGCTTGCCGCATTGCGGGCAGGGCACCGGCGGCTGGGCTTCATTCGCGGGAGCGGACCAGGAGCAGTCGGGGCAGGTAATGGTTGCCTCGGGCGTCTCTTGCTGCTCGCCCAGCGTGGGGAAGGAATCAAAGCCCAACTTTTCCCCGTCCGGAACGTACTTGGTCCACCAGCAGACAAACCCGCCCGTGTAGGCGTGGTAAGTCTCTTCCTGCAAAAGTTTCTGCGGCGGATTCCATCGCTGGATAAGCTTGGCGAGCTTGGTGCGGCCTTCGGCGGTGCCTAAATCATTCTCGTTGTCAGCGTCCGAGGGAAAGAATCTGACCCGGGGGGGCGCTCCCGCTACCGCACCGATTACGGTTAGTCCCGTGGCCTGATAGATGTTGGTGACAAACTCAAAGCGCGGCATGTCGTCGAGCGACAAGTCGCCATAGTTGACGTTCTGCGCTTGCGTGGGCAAAGACCACTGCTTGTCCTGATTCGACCACCAGATGTACTGCCGCCCCGCCCAGTAAAATTCCGCCTGCTTGACGTCTTTGACTTCGATCAGGCGCGGGTAGCGGTCTTCGGCGGAGCATTCCAGGTACAGATCGAGCAGCGCCTTTTGCAGGTCTTCGCGGCCCGCCAAAGGATCGTCGGAAGCTGCCGCGTCCGGCTCAGCGTCGTCGGTGTCGAGTGCGGACACCTCTTCCGGCTGATCAAGCAGATTGGAATCGTTGTCGTTCATGGCGTGATGGGGCTAGGCGGGGTGAAGCCCTGGTAAATCTTTTTGACTAGTTCCCGGTCGCGCTTCTCCCAGTTCTGCTTGTGAATCTCGCGGGCCAGCTCCCGCTTTTGCCGCCGGGAGAGGGAAGGCGCGGTTTTCCACGATAAGGCTGCGCGCACTCTGAGCTTCGCTTCCTTGCGGCCGA